TCCTGACCCATTACTCTACGGTACTATATCGTACCGTTCAAGCCCAAGGTACACATTCTGCACCCGATTCTTTCAAATCGTCAGCAGCACCCTAACGGGCCGTTTGGTGTCGGTTTGCTACCAGCGTTCTTGCGGGCATTTCTCGCCGCTGCAAGTCGTCTTCCCCGCCGCCGTGTCAGGCTTGCCCCCGTCATTGCTCCACAGCACCAGACACCCGCATGTCTTGTTAGTCGCCGCTAACGGGTCGCCGCAGAAGCCCGCAGCCAGAACCGTACCCCGCACCCGCATCGGCACCACTGACGGGCATTGGCGGCAAATGCTGGCCCGCTGTTCGGCCACGCCCGCCGCGACAGGCTGGCAACTGATCCACCTGGCCGCACCCGTCACGCCCGCCCATGCTCGCCCGATGAGGCTCATTCCGTTGCCTCCCGCAGCACTTCACGCCATGTCTTGCCGCACCAATCGAGAGAATCGAATCGGCAACTGAACTTCCCGTCGTAGTCCTTGCGGTCTTGTCCGGTCGTGCCTGTGTAGGGTTGGTACAACATCTCTGGCCTGTATCCTTTGGTCAACCAGACACGGGTATTGTGAACCGCCGCGATGACGATGAACCACGATTCGCGTTTCATTCGCTCTAGGCAATGTCCCGGCGTGTATCCGTACTTCCTTGGATTGCCGTTCGGGCCGAACATGCTGGATGCCTTCACATCGACCATGTACGAAATGCCGCGATGCTTGACCACTACGTCAGGCGTGCCGTACCCGATGTGATTGTGGATGTGTTCGATGCCGCGGGCTTCTAGGTGTTTGCAGAACGCGATTTCCCCACGTGCCCCCAGCAGGTCACGCTTGCGGTTCTCGTCGCCGCCGAAGTCGATGCCGTTGCCGTGCCGCGATGAGAAATAGCCGATGCGTTTCTCGGCCAACGCAACGCACTCGGCAGCGGAGACATGGATCATACAAACGGCTCCAGCGTGGAACGGTCGCCGCAGTTGCTACAGCCCGGCTCTTGCGTGAGCTGGTCAGGCCCGCCCGATTCGCAGGTCAACACGGTACGTTCCCACGTAAGCGACCACGATGAAACCTCACGCTGCACGGCCTCGCCGCCAGTTCCTAGCGTGCTGCGCGTGTCGCGTGAATCCACATTCGCAGCACCAGTGACCGCCCCCGATGTTCCGTTGTCCGCAAACGCATAGGCGTAGATGTTGCGTTGCACCAACTGACCAAACGGGCCACCTTCGCCCACAGTGTTTGTGATGTCCTCGGCCCACTCGCACAGATCCGGCGACCAGTTCGGACTGGCGGGCCCGCCGTACTGCGCTGCGAATGGCAACTGCATGTCGTAGTTCGGCTCCCCGAAGTTCGCTGGTGGAATGACAGCGGGGATAGCCGCATAATTTCTTCCACCACGGTACAAGAACGCCTGATCCCCGCGTTCGTTGCCGCTTTCCTCCACGGTTTCGATGTTGGTGCCAGCCTGCCGATAGGACCACGCGGAAAGGCCGCTGGCGATGATGGGTCGCTGATTGAACAACCAGCACACCACGCCCGAACCGTTGTAGATGTACTGGCGTGCCACCTGATCGTTGACGTTCTGGCTGGGCCTACGAACGCCCGTAAGCGTTTCCGTCGCGTACTGCCACGAGAACTGCACCCGCACGATGCGGCCCCGTGGAAGGGGCTGGCGTGTCACCTTGCGACCGTTGACGCACGTGCGATAGCGTTGCGTCCACAGCGGCAATGCTGGGTCGCATGGGCAACCGTCTTGCGGCCCACAGCAGCACGGAGCCCCGCCCGCGTCCGTCACCAGCCGCCGCGAGAGCGTCCGTAGTTTGCGGTCGATGGCTAGGAGCTTGGGCACGGGTTCAGGTCAGGCCGTTGGCACCTGCGTTGATCGGCTGGCGACCGTTCGTCGCACCGCTGTAGGTTGTGATGGTCAGGAGCTTCGAAGGGATAACGGTCAGGTTCGGGCCGTCTTCCAGCAGAGTCACGGTCACGGGCCGCTGAAGTTTGCTGAAGTCAAGCGTGCCGTTGTACCCGCTGATAACGGCGATGGTACCGCAGTTCACGATGGTCACGTACCCGCCGTAGATCCGCAGATCCGAGATGGTTTCACCGAATGCGTCGATGGTGAGCTGGCCGTCACACACGTTGAGCCCTTCCACGAACCCGGTGGATGCGAGCGTAGAACCCTGAATGCCTTTCTTCAGAAGGTGCTGCCCGCCTGCGTAGGTAATGGCGTGGATCTTGGTTGACCCGCTCACGCCGTCAATCGTTGACGTACCACCGCTGAAGACCCAGCGATAGGTAGCAATGCTGCCGATGGTCGGGGCGATGTACATACGCCCGCTCTGGCACTGGACCGCCCGGATGGTGCCGGTGCCCGTCAGGTTCAGCGAGCCCGCACCCTGACACTGGACGAATCCAGCCGAGTCAGCCGTTGCACCAGCCCCCTGCGGGGTGTAGCTCATCGAGCCACCAGACGCAAGATACCGGATGCGTGAAATCTGCGTAGACGGATTCCAGGCGGTCAGATCGGTTTCAATGGCGAACGATCCAGCCGCCCCGCCAATCGTGCCACTGAACCCCGGCAGAACGTCGAAGTTGTACAGAGGCGAGTAGGTGCCAGATCCGGGGGCAAGTCCGCCCGTGATGGTCTGGGTTCCGGACTGAATGAACAGCGTCGGCGTACCGGAGTCGTACCCGACACCATCCGACCAGTTAGCAGCCGCAAGCGAAGTTGCACCAGCGGCGAGAAATGCGTTTGCCATATGTCAGTTCCTTTGTGTTATCCGCCAATCACCACGCCACCACCACCGCCAGCACCATCATGAATCTTCGTCACAAGCAGCGATGCACGCGGCCTTATCGTTGTTGTTGTGCCCCAACTTCCCGCATCCGTCCGTGTCGCAAGGTAGGCATTCTGCCCCAAATCAAACATGTCCATCGAAGCCGTAGCCCGCACCGTCATGCGTCGATAGCCTACCGCCGTCGTCGTGGTCGGCTTGATGGACAGGAAATACCACAAGTTCGCCGTCAGGTCGATTTCGGTTGGGAAAACCACCATCGTTCCGTTGGCCGTCAAACCCGCCCGCACATCCGAATCGAGCGACACGGTAGCAAGTGCGGTCGATCCGTCCGTGTCGTACAGAACAACATCGACAGCCGCGTCAATGTCGAGGAAAACGTACGCACCGCCGACCGTCACGCCTACCGGGAAACGGAAGTACAGAGCCGCTTCGTCTGGCGTGGTATTCGATGCGATGGTTGTAGACGAACCCGCACCCGGCAGCAGCGTATCGGTGTAGGCGAGCGTTCCATCGTCGTACTCCAGCTCGAAGCATCCGATTGTGTTGGTGGTCTTGACCCACGATCCGCCCGTCTTCAGGCACGTGTACGCACCATTGCCGTAGTCCAGAATGGCCGTCGTGTTCTGGACGTTCATGTTTCCGGCGACATAGGAATCGTACTCGATGACGATTGCCAGAAGATCGCCGCGAGTCACAGACCGCTTTCCGCCCGTGTCGGTGCCGTCAGTGGTGATGAGCCCAGTTGTGAGCCACGCATTATCGTCAGAGTTGGCAACAACAATCGTGCGGTATTGGTCCGCCGTTTCGTCCGGGTTGCCCGTCGCCATGTCCACATCTTGGAACGACACCTTCAGCGTGTCGCCCGTGGTCACAGTCGCCGTCAGGAACCGCACCTTCCCGAGCGTGCCTGTTTTAGGGGCACGGAAAACGCAGCCGATCTTCTCGCCGGATGCGTCGATCAGGAGGTTGCCGTTCGAGTTTGCGAAGCTCTCGGGCTTCGGCATGAACATGCCGCCGCCCAATGATGTGAGTGCCATGGGTTCAGTCCGGGGAAATCAGGTCGAGGCGGATTGCGACGGGCATGCCGGTCATTGCGTTCAGTTCAGGCTGCATTCCCTGAAGCAACTTGATGACCGTCTCGATGTCATTGGTAGCACCGTACTGACGCGAAAGGATCGTCACGCCGGTAGGTGCAACGCTGGTGAACGTGCCGACCGTGTTGTTGTTGAGAGGTGCCTCGTCGGTCGGGGCGGGGCGGGGAATGAGATACAGGGATGTGGTTGCCATTGGTGGTGATCCTTATTGCTTGCTCTTGAAACCGACACAACTGACCGTGAGCGTGGTGGCAGCAGCAGACCCGTCGAACGCAAGAGCCGTGTTTGCCGAGAACCGAAGCGGAACCGGGAACGCATGGATACAGCCGCCATTCGCCGGAACCGGGAACGTCGCAAGCACCGAGCCCGCCGACCCGTCCCGAATGTCAACCGTGATGTTCGTGCTTGACGAGTTGGCGATGATGAGCGATGTGAGGTAGATTCGCTGGCTTGCAGTCGCCGCAAATGCCCCCGTCATGGCCGTTGACGATCCGTCCGTGTTGGTCTTGACTTCTGAGATGATGTCTTCAAGCGAAGTGTGAGGCCGCGAGAACATCACGCCGTCAAGCCCGGCGAATACGTCGGTGCGGTCGCCCGCCGCGACTGGGGTAGCACCCAGCACACTAGCCGTAGCCTTGGCCCCGATCTTGTGGGGGTTGCCGCTGTCTACGCCGTCGTGGGCGATGCCTGAGCCTGTCAGGGTGGTCAGCGTCGTCACCGTGCCGGATGACAGCACAACCGCACCCGTATTGCACGCCGTGATCTTGCTGTCAATGCTGCCCGTGTCCGCGTCTATCGTGGTAAGCGTGCCTTCGATGCCGTCGATGTGGCCGATGATCGTGGACTGGTTGGCCGCTGTCGATGCACCCGTGGGCAGGCTCACCGTGCCCGATACGTTGGTGATGTTCCAAGTGCCGCTCTGCGTTGCCTGCACCGCGAACGTGCCCGCGTTGGTCACCACGCTCTGCGTGACGAACGTACCCGTCCCCGCAACCGTCACCGTGCCCGTTACCGAATCAACGATGTGATGCGGCGTGTGGACGCTGGTGTTGTCAGTTGTCTTGACAGTCTTGGTCGTCCCTGTCGCGTCCAGAATGTCTAGGTTGTTTGCCATGGGTCAGAATCCAATCGTGAGGTATTGCCCGCTGTTCACCGCGTCATTGAACTGCCATTCGCCCGGCGTGCCGCTTGGTCCTGCCTGCGTCCAGTTCGTGATGAGCCCATCAACAATAGTCACCGTATTCAGGACGTTGACCGTGCCGCCGCTGGTTGCCGCTGCGTAAAACGTGATTGTGTCCGTGAATGACCCGCCGCCGCCCGGCTCCGTGATGACACCAGGCACCGCGTTAGGCCAACCAATCACCCCCAATGGCATCGGGGGCACGTTAGACATTCGCCACCCCCGTAACGGTCAGCATGTACTCCACCGTGCCGCTGGTGGTCGTGACTTGGTAGCGGATGAAGATCAGCCCCTCCACGTTCACCGCCAACTGAACGCCCGTAGCAGTGTATTCAATCGGGGTTCCGGCTCCAGGCAGGTTGTACCAACTGCACCCGTCCTGCGAGCATTGGAGCGTGATCGTGCCAGCAGCCGCCGCGTCAATCGGTGCGTCGATCTGGGCAATGACCGCCGAGTACCCTTGGATCTTGTACGTGATGCCGCTCGAAATGGACGACAGCATCTGCGTCGGGTTGAACGCTGGCCCGTCAGATCCGATCGGCGTGAGGATGTCAACGCGGATTCCCATCAGTCAGTACTCCCAGATCCGGGGATAGGTCCAGCGGGAGAATCGTTCCCGCCGCCAGCCTCGGTCGATCCGCTGCCCGGTGCAATCGGCCCCAACGGACCAAACGCCCCGCCGCTGCGAAGCAACTGGAGCAACTGCGAGCCGCCCGAGTTGTCCGGGCAGGCTCCGAAGTCCGGCATCTCCATCGAGTGCCATTGCAGGATGGTCGCATCCGAAACGCCAACCACCATCGACCCCACCGCAAACGCCACCGTGTCGAGTGCATCCGGCCAGCGACGAATGGGCCGCTGATTCGTCACGCGGAACGGGCCGTCTACCTGCGGGTCATGGCAAGCGATGGTGTACGTGATGCCGCTCGCAGGCCCCGGCGTGGTGCCGTTGACTTCCACAATGCGACCGAGGATGATTCGGGGACTTGCCATTAGATGATCCGGTTTGCTCCGGGGAGTTGCCGCCAGCCGTTTGCATCGACGGGATAGAGAGCGTTCAGTTCGCAGTTCGGAATCGTCACGGATGGATCGCCAATCTGGTACGCCACGAACACGGTGTAGGGGTTGCGGAAGATCGGGCCAGCGTCAGGATCTTCGGGCGATTGACCGCCTGTCACCTGCACGCAATACCGGGCGTTCGTGGTCGCAAACGGCGGGAAGTTGAACGTGCCTTCGTCCAGCTCCCAGATGTACGAGATGTCGTAGGTGCCGTTATCGTCAACCTGGTTGACCGTCGCCCCTTCGAAGTGGTACTGGTTGCCGTCCGGCATCACATGCAGCCGGTCTTTCTGCTGTGCGATAACGTCGAGGTCGCGGACGTTTGACACCTGCACCCGCACCTGAAGCGGTCGGATGATCCGTGTCTCGTTGACGATCTTGCGACCGATCTTCCACACCAGCCGCTCGTCGCCGTTTCCGAACTGGTCTTTGGCGATGACCAACGCACGCACGGCAATGGGTACTTCGATCTGCACCACCCGCGAGGCCCAGCCCCAGTGATACCAACGAGGGGCATCCTTGTTCGGGGTTCGCGTGCTACCAAACTGCCGACTGTTCGAGTACCGGCACACCACCCGGCAGATTCCCCCATCCTCTACCTGAGCGTCAATCGCGTCAAGGATGAGGTTCGGAAGTGTCGGATGCTGGCTGTTGAGTGCGGGGATTCCGTCCGCTTCGAGTGCCGCCTGCTGGCTAATCGTGTCCACAACGAACGTACGGGTAGCCGATGCCTTGCCGTTGTAGTCCACGGCCTGACCGTTGCCCGTGAGTCCAAGTTCGTAGACGTTCAATGCCATTAGTCGTCACCCCCGACCACGATGCGGTTCATGTTGGCCCCGGCGATGAGCGAGGTAGTGCGAAGGTTGCCAGCGAGTTGCACCATCGTTGCGGCCTGATCGGTGTTGAAGGCCCGGTTTGATTCTTCGCGGATTGCACGGAACGAATCGGAAAACGCTTCGTTGATCCGCTTGGCCGATTGGCTGGCCTGTTCTTCGTAGTCCTTCATCATGCCGATCAGCTTGTCGAAGTCGGCTTCCATTGCCTTGGCTTTGGCTTCCTCGTCGGACAGTTGCTTCAGCATGGATTCGCGGCGTGTGTTGTCTTCCTCCAACGCATGCACGCGACGATCAGCAGCCAAGCGAGATTGGGCCGCTCGCCCTTGTGCTTCAGCCTCGTCGTACACCCGTTTGAGTGCTGCAGCCCGGTCGATGACGTTCTTCTCGAACGCCTCTTGGCGGGCCTTGTCGGCCATTGTGCTGCGATAGATCAGATCCGCCTGAGCGTCGAACTTCTCATTGACGTCATCAATCCGCTTTGCAACCTTGTCATCGTTCTGCTTGCCGAACTCATCATTGAGCCGCTTCACGCTGTCGATGTACTTCAGGTAGTCGCGGTTTGCTTCCTCGACCTTCTTGCGGTTTTCCTCGCTCTTGGCGGTAACAACCGCGTAGGCTGCGGCAAGCGATCCAAGTACGAACGTCACAGCACCAAACGCGGCACGCACCCCGTTGAGTGCAATCTTCGCCGTATTCAAAGAACCGGACAGCTTCTCAGTCGTGCTGGCTGCGGCAGTCGTGGTAGCGGCTACAGATCCAACCGACGTAGCGGCGTTTGTTGCCGAAGTGGCGACATCCTGATAGGACGATGCGACTTCCTGATTGACCTTTGCGGCCCCTTCGCCAGCCTTACCCGTTGCACCCTCGGCGTTGATCTTGGCCTTTGCAGCGGCTACCGATGCCTCCAGTGGGGAGGTGTCGCCAGTTACCTGAATCTCTACAGACCCGTCTTTGCCGCGAGTCGCCATTGTGCCCCCTTACGCCACGGTGATAGCACCAGCCGCCCGGAGAGTACCAGACACCCGAACGACATCATCCATCTTCCACGCGAGATTCAGCCGCGTCCAGAAGAACGGGCCGGTGTAGGTGCGGCCGCTTGCCACGGTCAGGACGCAGGTGTTGTCCGCTGTTCCGTCGCCGTTCAGGTCCCATTGCGGCTTGGTAATGGCACTAGGACCAGCCGCCGTCAGTCCGGGCAGAGCCGTGCCCGCAGTTTGCGTCAGATCGCCAGAGCCGGTGAATGAGTACACCAACTGCGACTCGTCGCCGATGCGGACGGTCTGCGTGTAACGCGGGGCCGTGATGAAACCGGTCAAGGTCGGATCGGCTACGCCGTCCTCGCCCAACTTGAACGTCACCGCCGAGGCCGATGCCGCCGAACTTGGCAACGTGGGCGGGGTGGCATTGTCCGCAAGGCAGGTGTAGGACCCGCCCCATCGGCCCGTGCCCTTGGGACGGAACGCCCGCCAGTTGCCCACTGCACCCGTCGTAGCGGTCGCGTCGAACTCACCGAACTCGATGTTGATGTTGAACGCGGTCACGTGCTTGACGTATCCGGCTGCGAACGTGATGAGCGAGGTGATGCCAAGCGGGCTCGCCGCACGCGGGTAGATGCCGTTGAAGTCGATTGTGGCCGACCGCAGCCCGGAGTTCATCGTCATGAAGTTGACGGCGGAACCTGTCGGCGTGGTCGCGTCGTACTCGTTGCTCTCGATGTTCAGCGTGGCAACGTCAGCCGCAACGCGGAGCGATGTTCCCAGCAGATACAGCAGGTCACCACTGCCCGCCGAGCAAGTCAGATTGCCAAGTTCAGATGTCAGCGGCCAGTCTGCCATAGGTCAACTCCTTACGGGTTCGCGGCGATTGCCGACACCCTGAATGTCATCTTCATCGTCGCCATTACCACGTTTTCGCTCACGATCGTTGCGTCATTGTCCTCAACGATGCACGTACTCGCCACCGCCGAATAGGCGTTCGTAGGCAACACCAGCCGATGCCGGTTGAACCCGTATGTAGGCACGCGGCCCGTTTGCAGCACCGCGTTCCCGTGCAGGCGGTCGAGTGCTGGCAAGAGCGATGTGCCCAGATAGTTGTCAGACGATGATTCGTTCAGCCGGTCGTACAGGTTGAAGGTCGCCGTGCAAAGGAACTCGTCGCCCGTGGTCGTGTTCTGCTGCTGCATCGCCACGCTGAACACCAGGTAGGGGCCCGTGATCGGATTCGGTGCCGCAAACACGGTGTAGGCCCCGCCGCTGATGTAGTTCCACTGACTGCCAGCGTAGAGCCCACCCGTGCCCGTGTCCGCCTTCATGCGGTCGTAGATCGCCTGGTAGATCGGTGCGAGGATCATGCGGCCCCCTTGCTCAGAACTTCCTTGACCGCCGCTTCGAAGGCATCGGTAGCCTTGACGTAGAGGGCCGCGTTCTGTTCAGCGGGCCGCATGTACGGGCGTGCCGCGATGGTCACGGACTTCTTCAGGATGAACATCATCTGCGAGCCGATGAGCTTGGTGGCGTTCTTTGACTTGCGGGTCAGATGCTTCACAAGGAACAGCCGCCCGGTCTTGGTGCGGAGAATGTGCATCGGGGTCGCGGAGTTGCGAAGCCCGCCCGCTGTCCGCTTCTGGAGCCGCTTGGCTTCGGCGTTCAACGGAACCGGCAGGAACCCGCCAGACTTCGCCCGGATCGTCCCGCCAAACTCCATCATCGCCGCGTACTTGGCTTTGGAAGTCGTGATGATGCTCTTTCCGTTCTTCGCTGGCGTAGCACGGATGCCGTTCCGCAGCATGCCCGTCTGCGTTCCTGGTGGCTGGCCCGGTGCGGAATGCGTTCCAACTGCGGTCTTCGTGAAACTGTCCTTGATGAACGCCTCATAGACCAACGCAGCACGGTACACGCCCGTATTGACAGCCCGCTCGAGTTTCGCCTTGAGCTTGGCCGTGTCCACGGTCATTGTCACCTTGCCGACGTTCATTAGCCAAGATCCCTTGATACTACCAACTTCTTCAGCACGCCCATGCTGCACATGTCCTGCGGCTTCCCTTCGATGCGATAGTTGACGCTGTGCAGTGAAATCTGGTCACGCGGCGAACAGTCCCACGCGGCCCCTGCGGTCGTCGTCGGTGCCAGGAACAGGTCAAACATCTGCGTCGTCGTGTCACGCCCGTACACCAGCGAGTCCGCCGCCGACGTTGGCTGGATACAGCACTTGATCGTGCTGGTTGATCCGTTGCTGCCGTACGAAATGCCTTCGACACCCTGCTCCCATGTCTGGTTCGTCAGTGTCGCCGTAGCCGTCAGCAGGTGCCAAGGAGTAGATGCCATTACGCACCCCCCGTCACGTAGCCACGCAGCAGGCTCATGCGGATGTCGTCCACCCGCTTCTGGTCCGCGAGCGTGTACGAATACTGGCCGATGGTTTCAGACTGTACCGCCATGTCACGCCCACGCCCGTTGAACAGCATGTCCGCCAGAAGGCAGGTCGCCTTCTGCAATGCTCCGGGGATGGTGGCGTAGCCAGCGACATAGACCACCGTGAAGTTGTTGAAGCCTTCCTCGAATCGCGGCGACGGCTTGAAGTCGCCACCCTGCCCGAGATAGGTCGCGTTATACGACGCGAACCGATTGCGTGCAACGTCGATACGCGACAGCAGGCCCGAATCAGCATCGACGCGGTACGTGCTTGATTCGAGTACCACGCTCTGCCCACCCGCGTAGGTCTGCGTTACCGAGGTAATCGACGTAACGGGCCGTTCGCGGAGTTGGATAATCGCATCGTCAGGCCCGCTGTAGTATTCCGTCCGCGTTGCAGACTCGAAGCCGTTGGTGCCGTCGCGGCTGCAATAGTCGCGGATGTCGTTTGACACCCAGCCGAGAATCAAGTCGATGAACGTATCGTCCGCCGTTCCGGTGATGCCTCGCCAAGACTTGTAATCGGTGCGTGAGACAAGGAACGCCACGGGTAGCCCCTTAGTTGATGATGCTGACGAACAGAGGAACGGCACCAGTCGATACGTTTGCAGCCGTGTTGATCAGAACGATGATCGCCTTTGCACCACGCAACTGGTAGCCCATCGCACTAGTCGCAGGCAGAACGGACGAGTAGGCATATACCGCCCCGTCGTTCTGTGCTGATGCCGCCGCAGCAAGCGTGACGGTCGTACCAGCCGTTGTAAACGCGTCAGCGTCGATGCGGTGGAAGATCGTTCCTCCCGGAAATACGCCTGACGAGTTGGGAACTTGGTCTGCACCGAAGATCCGCACCACGGGCGATGTGGTCACGGTCGCAGCGTACAGGATGCGTGCGATGATCATCAGACGCGTGCCCTGCGTCACGATGCCGGGAATGACGTACGTTGACGACACGCTGCCTGGGTTGAGCAGTTCAGCAGCGGTGTTTACCTGCTCCGCGTCGGTGTGAATCATCGTCCACTTTCCGAACTGGTTGCTTGGGAACATCACGCCGGGCCCGCCGCTCTTGATGTCCGATCCGAGGTTGACTGGTGCCGCCATGTGTTAGCTCCTTAGGTGAAACCAACCGGCCCACGTTTCCATGAGCCGGTGGTGAGAGAAACAGGGGAGGATTACAGCACGATGCGACCGAGGAGAGACGAGCTGTTGCCGAGGTTCTGAGCCGCACCACGGGCAACTTCGGTAGAGCCGTTCACACCCTGAGCCGGGTTGAGGCCGATCCACACCGCACCGTAGATGGTTGCTGCCGCACCTGCGGTGCAAGTCACACGGAGGTAGCGACGGCGTGAACCGCCGAGTTCAACGTGGAACAGCCACTGCTTGTTGTCGCCACCAGTAGCAGCTGGCAGAGCAGTCGAAGTGAACCCGCCGCCGGTCACATCGACCCACGCGGAGTTGTCGTTGGATTCTTCGATCTTCAGTGCGGTCGTGTCAGCGGCGACGTTGCCGAAGGTCACGATGCACGCGGCTTCACCGAGCCCGCCGAGAACGGACGTATCGAACGCGGTGCCCGTGTTGGTCGTGCCGTTGATGTCAAGAGGGCCACCCGTTGAGGTGCCGCCCTTGAAGTATGCGTTGAGAAGGGTTTTCATGTGTCAGGTTCCTTTGTGGTTGTTGGTCTATCAGGTCGTGACGAGTGCGGCGATGGGTCCAACAGTCGAGCCGCGACCGTCGCCGTGGATGTTCACATTGAACCGAGCCACGCCACGAACCGCCACGCTGTTGGTGTTGAACAGGAACTGCTCGCTGGTGGCAATCGTCAGATCCTGACGGTCGCCGATCATTGAACCGCCCGTGAAGTCACCGAAGTAGCACACGCGGCTTGCACTCGCCGAAGTGATGGGCATGACCTGAGCGAACTGCACCGGGTAGCCCATGAACGTCCCGCCGCCAAGGTTGCCGCTCGAAATGTCCTTGAACTGGCTGGTGGCCTTGTCAAGACGCATCATCACCTGAACGAAGAACTGACGGCTGCACGTGAAGCCGAGGCGGGCAGCGTTGATGTTCTGGACCGCACCCATGATCGAGGTGAAGTCATCCTTGGTGATTGCCGACCACGAGTTGCCGGAGCCGTTGATGTACGCACCGCTGGGGAGTGCGGCAGTCAGGCCGACCTGACCGGCGTACGTGCTGGTGCCGTCACCGAGGAAATACGCATTGTCCACGGCGATTGCCTTGGCTTCTGCCATCGTGTTGGCGATGTCGTCGGCCACGTTGACTGCGGCATCGTTGAACAGCGAGTTGCTGTAGCTCATCAGCACGCCGTATTCCTTGGCCGTCAGCGTCACGTTGCCGTAGCTGTTGGTCGTCACGGTCATCGTCGAGCCTTCGCCCATCGGGGTCATGGCCGTAATGCCCGTCTTACGGGGGTACGCGGCAGACTCCGAACCCATCGGAACCACGTTGGCAAGCCGGGGGCCTGCACCGTACTGCTCGGTGAGCCAGATCAACTGGGGAACAAACACCTGCGGGACGAGAGCCCCGCCAAGCTGCTGGTTGAACTCAACCTGGTTCTTCTTGCAAATCTCGATGTCCGCCGTCTTCTGGGTGTAGTGGTGATGACCGGCAGCCTGCAAGCGAACCCACGCGGCGTATCCCTCGGCCTGATCGGGGTCGGCGAACACAGACTTGCCGTCGCGGATCTTGCGTTCATACGCCTTGCGTGCCGCATTGCCGATGGTGAATCGGCTGGGGCTGCGGTTGCTAACTTCGCCGTCAGCATGCGGGCTGTCCTTGCCCTTCGCGTCAGCGATGATCGACTTCCGCTGAGACTCGCTCAGTGCGGTGTCGGCATCGTCGCCAGCGAGGGTCAGGACCGACTTCGCGGCCCAAACGGTGTCCACGTTGATCGGCGTGCCATCGGCGGCGTGCAGTTCCACGCCTTCGGATGCGAGCTTGGCAACGTGAGCCTTGACGGTTTCGAGAGTGGGGACGGCCTCGGCGTAGCCGTTGGCCTTCAGGAGCGTAATCAGTGACTTGCGATTCATAACAGAGATTCCTTCCCTTGCGGGTTTGGTGTATCTCTGCTCATGCTGGAGAGTGGGTGAACGGTGGCCTACGTAGCGAGCGTTCCCGAGTCTCTGCGAGTCGCAGGGTCTATTCGGTTGAACCCGGCATGTGAGCGTGTTTCTCAACGTGCCGGGGAGGAGACAATGCCCCACATTGTACCCACGTTGTCAGGTCAGGATCAGAATCCGCTTGGGCTTGATTCCGAACCGCTTGACCACATCGGCGGAAACGTGAGCGTCGATCAGGGCCTTGCGTGACTTCTCGGCTACCACCTCCGCAGCGGCGAGGTTCGTTGAGACTTGGCGGCAGGTCACGTTCATCGGCAGGGCGGTGTACGACACCTCGAGTGCCTTCCAACGGCGAACGATGGACTCGATGCCGGGGTACAGCCGCTGTTCCTCCTGCGTAGGGTCGCCCCAATCCAGAGCCTCGAATCCGATGGACATCGCCAGCGTCCCGGCCATTGCCAACGCCAGGCACGCCTTCGTGTACTCGGTTTCGAACCCACGGAAGAACTGCCCGGTGCAGAGCCATCCGGTAGGGTCCAACGCCATGCGAAGGCACTTGGCTACCACGTGTTCCATGTCGTACTGGTGGTCTACGAACAGGTTGCCGTTGGTGGTCAGGTACGAACGAACGTCGCCGCCGCTCGGCACCACTACCTCCCGCTCCAGATCCACCGCCGACGTATTGGCGTACGCCACGATTTCAAGGGGTCGCCCGTTGGCAACGTCCGCCTTGCGAATCAGGCTCTTGCGGTGGGCCCCCCACGGGGCCGACAGCAGGCCGATGGGGTTGGCAGGATCGCTCATCGACCGGAAGTCAGCCGCACGGCGGCGGATCTTGTGGATGATGGGGTTCTCGTTACTCATTGGGCATCTCCAATACGGGGACATAGCTGCATCCACAGTTCGGGTGAAGTACGGGGTGTTCCACCGCTACGCCGCCGTATTCGAACAGGTCGTCAATCGGGATGGGTCCGGGGTACTTCGCCGCGAGCCCTTCGCATTCGGGGCATGGACCGCCCGCCAGAATCCACCGCTTGCCCTGAACGCCAGCCTCTTTCCACGATTGCAACGCCCCTTGGTTGAAGGCGTTTGTCGTTTCCGTGCGGGCGATGCGTTCAGCCTGGTAGCCGCTCAGTTCTGGAGCCGCCTTCGCAATCGCGTCCCGCATCTGTCCCGTGCTGGTGCCGTCCGCCAGTTCCTTCTCGATTGCGGCCTGCACGGTGCCGACCAGTGTTTCCGGTACGCTGGTAGCCAGTTCAAGCCCGCGGTCGCGGATGTACTGCATGGCCGGTTCATTGGCCGTTGAGAACGTGTCGGCGTTCGCACCGGGGATCTGGGCGATACCGACCGTTGCACCGTTCTGGAGCGTCTTGGCGATGAAGTCATCGGTGATGTTCGTGAAGTCCTGCATCTGCTTGACGGTCGGAGGGTCCACGCCTGCGGTGTCATTCACCATCGACGGGATGACGGTCATGTACCACGTGTTCATCTTGTTGGCGAACTCATTGAAGATCCGCACCGTTGACTTCGGCACGTTCGCATCTTCGTCCCATTCGCCCATCGCCTTCAGTTCGATGCCGTCCCGTCCGTGACCATCCGTTCGAACGTCCGCTGATCCATGATCGCCACCAGCCGCTGCGGAGTCATTGGCAGACTTGAGAACCGCACTCCCTCCCTTGCCGCAAGATACGCATTCGCACGCTCCAACTGACGAGCCAACGGACTTTCCGCCAGACGGGCTCGGATCGGTGTCATCATCGCTTTCAACCTGCTTGACGATCTTGTCAGCCCATGTACGCCCCGGATCGCCTCCCCACAAGGCCCATGCGATGCGACCTGCAGACGGGTAGCCGTCCTGATCCGGGCTCCAGCCCTGCCCCTGCTTGTCCACCTCATGCCGTGCGAAGTACGAGGCCATGCGGTACACGGTGTCGAGCGACAGTCCACGTTTGTTCGTGATGTCACGGGCACGGGCTACGCCAATCTCAGTCCCGCCGCGTCCAAACTCCTGCCGCCAATCGAGCCCACGTTGTGCTTCCTCGGCCATGCTGTCGGTGGGTTCGTATGAGTCGGACTTGGTCGTGACGGACTTGGTTACGGTGTCGTCTGTGTTTCCTTCGGCATCGTCTTCCTCGTCGGTTGCATCTTCTTCCGTGTCGTCTTCCATCTCGGCCTCGGCAGCGGGCGACACCTTCGCAGGCACGCTGAACGGGTCGAACATCGGAGCCGGGGCCTCCGTCTGCCGGAACCGAAGCACGTTCATTTCGTCCGGCAACGCTTCAAGGTCCAGAATGTGCCGGTACTCATTCGGGTAGATGATGCCCTGCATCTCAGCCGCACGCAGTTCCGCCGCAAGCAGTACCACATCGTCCCGCACGGGGTTGTCATACGAGAACCACATCTCGCCTGGCTCAACGCCGAACAACGGCAACAGGCCCTCGGTCAACTCGCTCGCCATGGTCGCCAGACGAGGGGCGATGGACAACTTGGCGAACATCGCATCGGCCACGGTCGCACTCGCAAGGTTCGCACTGTTGAGGCGATAGATCGGCTCGGGGATTCCCGCCGCGTCATATATCCGCTTCTGCGTAGCCTCCATGCCTTGGATGTACTGCATTTCGTGCGGCTTGGTGGCGTACTGAACCAACTCCGTGTCACGCAAGAGCAGGAAGTTCCCCGCCTTGCCAACGCCGCGAATCTGGTTCTCCAGTGCCGACCGCATCTGCATCATCTGCGTGTTGTCGTTCTGTGCCCCGGCCTTGAAGACCATGCCGGGATGCCCGCCGTTGTTCCACCGTGCGACTTCGGCAGTCAGTGCAGCCGCTTCCATGTCGGCTTCGGCGGTCACGCTCTGGAGCCACGACAACGCCCCCACCGGGTCAAACGGATCGGGCATGGACCGGATGTACACCACATCGTCAGTCGATGCGTGGAACATGTCGCTGCGATTGCGAGCGTAGATGAACTCTGAGATGAGCCCGGTACGCGACTTGACGGGCCACGTGTACGCACTTGGCAGCAGGTACAGACTCGTCGGGATGCCACCCACGCGGTCACCGGCCCAGATGTACGAACGCCCGCACGCCTCACGCTGCCACCACAAGAGCTTCATCCACAACTGCCCGCAATACACGGGGTCCGGGTTCTGGAGTACCGACAGGATCGGGCTATCAAGCACTTCTTCGATGCCGTCGCCCGCCTTGCTGGCGTAGTTTGCACCCTTGCACGCGGTAGGCCGTACCTCGCCGTCGCCGCGAAGATACCGCAGAGTCTTGCGGTCGGTGACAGCTCGAGTGGCGTACCGCTTGGCACCACGGGCCGCACGGCGATAGAGCCGCAACGTCTGCGAGCTGCACACGTTGGCAAGGATGCCGCACGCATGAGCAGGCGTACCCAATCGGGCCCGTGCGACCAGTTCGTAGTCGCGGCCCGTGTTGTTGTTGTACCGTGAGCTTGCGTCCTCGCCGGGATACACGGATGCGGATACCCACCCGGCATTGAGTGGGCGGTCGTCGTACGGCTCAACGGCCTTCACGCCACGCATTGCGGGTTGGCCTTGCTGCTTGATCGTGGGTTTCTTGGCCGTCATGCAAACATCCTGTGTTCGAGGTCGCGTCGGGCAAGTGTATCACGATCCATCGTGGGCACTTTGGCGACGGGCTCCGGTTCTTTGGCAGATCCACCAGACCACGCCCCGTAGCCCTTGTTCGGAGAGTCGAGCCACATCACCGCGTACCTCATCGCGTCCATGCCGTGGTCATTGTCCTTGATCGGGTCTTCCTTCTCGGCCTTCCCGTCCTTACCCGGCGGGTAGATGTACGAATCGA